AAGTGAGGATGACCTTCGCGTGACCGTCGCCTCAGACAACTTCAACCGTGCTGACGGTGCCCTCGGCGCGAACTGGCACGGGGAGTCACCCGACGCTGCCATGGCGATCGTGTCGCAGGAGGCCGTCGGCGTCAGCGCTGTGAGCCCAAACTCTGGATACTGGAGTGCCGATAGCTTTGGTGCCGACCAGTTCTCCCAGGCGACGATCACGGTTCATCCTGCTAGCGGGACATGGGTCGGAGTCACCGTCCGCGCCTTGGCCGACGGGACCGAGTATCTGCTGATCGCGTTCAACAACAGCGGCACCGACAGTTGGCTGCTGTTCAAGCGGACGGGCGGCGTGTCGTCGTTCACGCAGATCGGTTCGACGGTTGTGACGCCGATTGTGGTCAGCCAGGTGATGCGTCTCGAGGTGGAGGGCACGACGGTCACCGCGAAGGTCGACGGTACGCCGATCATCATGCAGACCGACTCCGACATCGCCGGCGGGGCACCCGGTATCTCGAACAGCGGCGTCGCTGATCCGGCGAATGGGGCGCTCGACAATTGGAGTGGCGGCGACGTCACCGCAGACGTTTTCGTGCCCGTGATCTTGGAGTACGCATGAGCATTCTTGATCGTCTGACGCGCGCTGCGGCTGACGTAGCTGGCCCCGTCCTCAGCCGGGTCGAGCCGCTCGAGGGTACGAACATGTCCCTCTGGAACTCGATCATCCCGAACTGGTGGACGCAGAACGGCTTGAACGAGGCCGGCCAGATGTTCTGGCCTGGTGACGGTCTGCTCGCCGAGCGCACCTGGATCACGAATCGCTGCGTCCAGATGAACGCGCAACAGATCGCGTCGATGCCGCTCAGGTTCGAAGCTCCGAACGTCACGGACGCTACGGAGCCGATGTGGGTGTGCAACCCTGACCCTCTCTTCTATCCGAACGGCGTCTCGGACGCGATCTTCGCGCTTGTCGCCGACATGTACGGCTGGGGGTACGGGCTCGCCTTGATCACGCAGCGGTACGCGAACGGGTTCCCGCGCAACTGGACGACGATCCCGGCGCGCGTCTGCGAACCGTTGTGGAACGACGGCGTCCGCGAATACCGGATCCTCGGCGGCGACCTGCTCGACCCTGCCGACGTCATCCAGATCGACAGGAACCCTGGCGCGAACGCGACCTTCCAGGCGCACGGGACTCCGGCGATCCGCGCCTATGCCCAGCTGGCGTGGGGTCTGCTCGCCGCCGGCAACGCGTCGCTTGAGGTGAACACGGGGGGCATCCCGAAGGTGGCGCTGAAGTCGCAGCGGAAGCTCGACGCTGCTCAGGCGCTCGCCTTGCAGACCCAGTGGCAGGAGCGGACGGCGTCGCGGTCCGGGGCACCTCCAGTTCTGCCGCCGGAGATCGACTTCTCCGAGTTGTCGTTCAACCCGAAGGATCTGTCTCTGCTCGAGAACCAGGATTTCAATGCGCTCGCGCTTGCCACCGCGTTCGGCATCCCGGCCGTTCTGATCAACATGACGGTCGGCGGCGGGCGGGGGAACTCGGCCCTCACCTACCAGAACCCGGCCATGGTCGGAGAGCAGTGGTGGAGGTACGAGCTGCGTCCGACTGCGAAGCGGATCGCGGACGCTTTCACTTCGCAGGCGTTGCCGTCAGGTCAGTGGGTTTGGTTCGACGCGGAGGACACATACCAGCCGTTCCATGTGGAGACGGGTGTCGCGACCGGACCGTTTGCCGGTAATCAGGACGATCCGCAGGCTGCTGCTGAACAGCAGGACTATCCGCAGGCTCCGCCTGCACCACCGACTGCTGGCGCTTCGCCGGTAGCACAGAAGAACCCGCCGCAGCCGCGGCTGGTCGGACTAGGGAGGAAGTAGCTGATGACCGAAGTTGTGGAGGAGGCCAAGGTCGGGCGTGACATCCTCGTCCGCACCTACGGCGTCGAGGCGCAGATGTCGGACGACCGCACGCTCGACGTGCGCGTTGTTCCCTTCGATGAGGTCGTGCAGGTCGCTGATCCGCCGGACTTCAAGCCGTACAAGGAACAGTTCATGCCCGGTGTCTTCTCCAGGCAGGAGAGTGCCGCGAACCGTGTTCTCCTCCGGGTCGGCCCTGGTCACACGGGGCTTGACGCGAACACTGGTGAACGCAAGCCAGGCCTGGCAGGAGTGATCGGTCACGGCACCGAACTCGTCAATGCCGACGACGGCTATCTGGGCCGCTTCAAGATGCACTCGGGAGCCGAAGCCGAGACAGCCCGCGAACTCGTCCGCGAAGGCGTTCTGCACGGCGTCTCGGCTGAGTTCCTCCCGGTCGTGACGCGACGGTCATCCGAGGGAATCGTGCAACGCGTCAAGGCTCACCTCGACTCGGTGCTACTGACCTACCAGCCCGCGTACAGCAAGGCGCAGGTACTGGCGATGCGCGAGGAGGACGAAGTCTTCGAGGACGAGTCTCTCATGCCGCCGCCCGTCAACAAGGCGCTTCTCGAGCGCTGCTTCGATCTCGGCATCGACCTTCCCGAGGGAATGGCCGTCTTGCTTTCACGCGCGTACACCGAGATCCCCTGGGACGGTGCAGCCTCGCGTTGGGACACGCCGGAGGCATACTGCGCCGCAGCCGCGATCGACCTGAACACGCCCGGCGGGCCGAAGACGAAGGACCGCTGCCACCTCCCCTACAAGGAGCCGGGGTCGGGCGCGATCAACGTCGGCGGCGTCCGGGCCGCATTGTCTCGGATCGGTCAGGGTTTCCCGTCCGACGCGACACAGGCTCAGCGTGACGCAGCCGAGACGCGGCTGAAGAAGATCCTCGACGCCTTCAACTCGACCAGTTCATCCACCTAACGATCTACTCTGTGAATCGCTTACCGCATAGGGCGCACCTCGAACTGAACAGGCACCCCGGCGCAGACCGGCACCCCTGGATCGACACCCGCCAGCGGAACCAGTCCATGTCAATCAGTACGGAGGTGTAACCGATGGCCGCATCGACTACGCAGGCTGAGAAGCGCCTGGCGATGCTGCTCGACGAGCGCGAAGTCGTCACCGACAAGTGGGAGGCGCTGAACGCCGCGCTCAACTCCCGCGAAGGCGACGAGAAGGCGCTCACCGAAGTCGAGCAGGAGCACATTCTGAAGTACCGGGAGCGCGTCACCGAGATCGACGCGGAGACGACGACTCTCACGAAGGACATCGAGGCCACGAACTCGGCCATCGAGACGGCACGTCTCGCCCGCAGGGCGATGGCCGGTGTCGAGGAGGGCGTCGAGGTCGAAGGCGACGGCATCATGTACCGCGACTTCGCCACGTACGCGCGTGACTACATCCTCACCCGCAGCACGCCCGAGTGCGCCAAGATCGCGCAGCTCGCCGGCGGCGAGGAGCAGGCACTCAAGGCACGCGAGCGGATCCAGCTGCTGCAGAGGACTCCGGCGAACACGCTCTCGAGCAACGTCGCCGGCCTGCAGACGCCGCAGTACCTCGACCAGATCTTCCAGATCATCAACAAGAACCGGAACCTGGTCAACTCCGCGATGCGCACGTCGCTGATGCGGGGCACGCTCACGTACCCGAAGGTCACCACTCGCCCGATCGTCTCGGTGCAGGCCTCGCAGAAGACGGAGGCCGGCAATCAGGGCATGGTCGTCGACCTGGTCACGCAGACCGCGTCCACGTACCTCGGTGGCGGCGACCTGTCGTGGCAGGCGATCAACTGGACGACCCCGGACGCGCTGTCCCTGTGGTTCGATCTCGCCGCAGCCGACTACGCGCTCAAGACGGAGCAGGACGCCGCCAAGGCGCTCACCGACTCCGCCTTCACGCACCACATCTCGACGCAGGTCGGGGCGACCGACACGTTCGCCCAGATGATGACCGGCATCGGTGCCGGCTACGCAGCCGTGTTCGCGAACAGCGGCCGTGTCGCCGACACGATCTACCTGGCCCCGGACCGCTTCGGCTACTTCCTGGGCCTCACGTCGAACGCGTTCACGCAGTTCATGTCGGTCAACGGCCAGAACATCGGCCCGCTGAACATCGTGATCTCGCGTGGACTCGACTCCGGCACGATCATCGTCGGGGACTCGGCAGGCCTGCTCGTCGCCGAGACGGCCGGTGCTCCGGTGGAGCTGCGTGTCGTCGAGCCGGCGATCGGCGGTGTCGAGGTCGGAATCATCGGCGCATTCGAAGCCGACGTCGTCGACGACGGTGCGTTCGCGCTGATCACGACCGCCTCGTAACCACGGGGCGCTGGGGGAAGGGAGGGTCTGGCTCCGACAGAGGCCAGACCCTCCCGCTACGAAGGGAGAGAACCGATGTTGAGTGGAATGGAATCGGGCGAGCAGGAGAACGCAGGCGGGATGCCCGTTGGTCCCGAGGCGTACAACCCGTCCGGTCAGGTCATGCCGACCGACGGCGGTCCCGGCTCGAGCCCGACGCCTGCACCTGGCGATGTCGCTTCGGCCGGCCCGGACGAGTACGTCATGCAGCCGAACGTCAGTGGCACCACGGTTCAGGCCAGCCCGAAAGGCAACGAGTTCGCGCCGCCGGCGCTGAGCTGAGATGACGCCGTACAGGGAGCGCCGAGAGGCGGGCGAATACAACCCGAAGGGTGAGAAGCCGCAGTCGACCACGACCGACGACCTCTCCGGCCTCGGCGCTCCGCAACAGGCAGAGCCCAAGAAGCCCTCGCCCAAAAAGAAGAGGAGTTAGCTGATGTTCCTTCCAGTCCTTCTACTGTTCGCTCTTCGCTGGGCGGTGGGTATCGCGTCAGGCCAGGCGAACAGCATCCTCGACGCGCTCGCGAAAGGCACCGACTATCCCGGCAACGCCACCGTGTTCGTCAAGCTGCACACGGGCGACCCTGGAGCATCCGGAACGTCGAATGCGGCCAGCAACACAAGCCGGCAGCAGGCGACGTTCGCATCAAGCTCTGGTGGTGCGAACGCGACGAACGCTGACGTCGTCTGGTTGAGTGTCAGCGCCGCGGAGACGTATTCGCATGTCTCGTTCTGGACGGCGAGCACGTCCGGCACGTTCCTCGGCTCGAGCGCCCTCACGGCATCAAAGACAGTCGCAATCGGTGACACGTTCACGATCCCGTCCGGATCATTGACGATGGCCCTCACGCCGATCGCCGCATAGAGGCTGCCAGTTGGCCGACGCTCACAAGAACTTCGCATACAGCCTGGTGGCGACAGCCCCGTCCCCCGCATCGTCTGGGACGAGCCTTGTCGTCACGGCTGCTGACGGAGCGAAGTTCCCTGCAGTTCCTTTCAACGCGACGATCTGGCCGGCGGGCGCGCAGCCGACGACGGCGAACGCCGAGATCGTCAGGGTGACGTTGATCTCGACGGACACGTTCACGATCACACGCGCGCAGGAGAGTTCGTCAGCGCGGACGGTGGTGATCGGTGACCAGATCGCCGCCACGATCACCGCGAAGACGCTCACCGACGTCGAGCACGACCAGTTCGCGAACACGTACCTGACTGTTGCCGACGAGACGATCCCGGCTAGTAGTCAGGTCATCTACGAGGACTACTTGGAACTGGCTGCGTCGTTCGAGTACGAACTAGCAGTCGACGCAATCCTGATCATCGGCGACTTCGCGACGCCGCTGCCTGCGCCGGACCAGAACCCAAACATCTTCGTCACCGTCGCGAACGAGACGATCCCGCCGAACAGCGAGGTCGTCTTCTCCGACTACTACGAGTTGTCTGCGCCATTCGCAGTTGAAGTGTCGCCAGGCGCTCTGTTGCAGCTTGGCTCTGGCTCGGCTCCCAGCATCGGGGTCGGCCAACTCCAACTCGTCTACAGGTTCACTGTGGTTGGTGCCGATAAGGCAACGATTGACACAGCCGTTGACGCACCCGATGCCGGTTCGAATGACTGGACGAACTGTGATCTGCTCGAGATCATTATCAGCGCTCGAACCGATGAGGCGGTAGTCAACTCCCTCATCGGCATCGTGTTCAACAATGACAGTGGCAGCGTCTATGACCGAAGCTGGAACAGGCTTGCAGGAACCTCGGCTGCTCCTGCCTCCGCTGTCGGCGAAACGTCAGCACGGATAGCCCAAGTTCCGGGGACGAGCGTTGCGAACACGTCTGTGGTCGGAGTAGCCGACCTCAAGGTGCCGAATCCCACGGGAACCGCATTCAACAAGACGCTCTCCGGCACATGGAGCACCCTTGATCCTGGTGATTCGACGCAGCAAGAAACCACAGTCGCCGCTTTCTCTTATCGGCCCGTGTCCCAGGGGCCTCTTACGCGATTGAAACTACAGACCGATACGGGCGGCCAGAAATTCAAAGTCGGTTCGCAACTCCTGATCTACAAGCGGACAGCATCGTGATTCAACGAAAGAGAGGTTCATTGTGAGTCGTCTGCGATTCAACAAGATCGTGACGCCAGCTACACCGGCAGCGAACAAAGGTGAGGTGTTCTACTCGAGCACGCTCTCGCCTGCCAATCCCGCGTTCATCGACGAGAACGGGAAGGTCACCAGGCTAGGCGGTGGCTGGTCGGGTGCTGCAACCGCGGCCGTCGGCGGCGGCTTCGCAGCGGACACGTACATATCTGGATCGTCGATCAACATCGGGACCGTCGGCTCATGGAA